ACCTATCAAGCGTGGCTCGTATGGACACTCTACGCAGCTACAAAACCCTGAGCCGCAGTTCTGTGGACGCTCGCTCACGATGCAAGCCTCCACAAGCCGATTTGACTAAACGCATAACCTGCCCAAACCATTCCGGTGCTCATATTGCCCTTGTGGAATTGCTCAATACTTACCCATAGGTAGGCAACTCCGGTTGCTGCGATTAGCCAATGGCTCATGTTTATCCCCTAGAAAGGCGCAGAGTCTTCTTCGTCTGCAATGCTCGCCTGACGTCTGGGCTGCTCGTCCTTAGTTTTAGGTTCAAACAAGCTAAACCAACCGTCTGACCCTACAGGAATAGCCTCTAGCTTGAGCGCTAGACCGCCTGTCTTAGTGTTCATAACAATCCCACACTTTAGCCAACGGCGCTTCTCAGTGCCATTCTTGTCTGTGTACGATCCGGTACTAGCCATTACTTCGTAAACGATACTCATTTCATTTTTTCCTTTAAGCCGTTAACGGCGCTATTTACTTCGTCTAAAAACTTAACTACTCGGTCTTGCAACTTCTCGATATACTCATCGTCCCTGTCAACACGGACAATCAGCATTTGTAAACCATCCGGCAATCGTGGGTCAAAACTTACGAAATCACACCACTTTCGACCTGTAACTGCTAGTTGGCATTGAATCTGCGGAATGTACTTTGTGGGTACTTTGTCCTGCATAACATAATCTATATGCGTAGCTGTGTTGGGACACTTGATCTCGATAAGCCCATCCTCGCCTACCAACCCGTCCGGTGAGCACCCGAACATGGGGATAGTCTGGTGCTCAACAAAGGCAACTTGGTCTACAAAGCTACCCGTCTTAACCTCGTACTCTGCACGAGCAATAGGCTCTTGGTCTACTCCCCATTGCATTGCAGCATTGGTAAACGACTCGGTTTTGTTTCCTGTAAGCCGCTCCACTACCAAGTCAGCAAGGTAATTCCTATACCCTGCCGTTGTAATGGCTGACATTACATCCGCTGCTTTGGAGGCAGTAACTTTGCCAGCACGCAAGGCAAGCCACTCGGGACTGCCTTGCTCGATCATTCTGCCACCTTTGCTAACAGTTCAGCCTTGCGAGCATCCTTAGCCGCATTGACCTTTGCAAATGCCTCTGTATCGCCTTTAAACAGCTTTACAGCGCTTGAGAAGTGGGTCTTGAGTGAATCTAAGTCTACGGCTGATTGGATCGCCTTGACCGCTACCTCTACATCTGCGCCTGGCGAGCTATCTATGGCATCGTGTTCACATATCTCCATCGCTGTTACCCAGAGGTATCTGCGAATATACGTCTGAACAGCGCCCAAATTTTGCACTTCATGGCAACCTTTTAACGCTGCGGTAGACATAGGGCTAGTTATCTCAATTTTGCTATTATCTTCCGTGTCGAGAATAGTTAGCGTAGCCATGTCTTGCGTGTAGCTGATAACGCCACACAATTCTAAATGTGCAAATATCTTTTGGATTGCAGGGATAAAGTCCCCAAGCTCAAAGTATTTGTAACCCGCAAACTTGTTATGACCGGACTTTGTAAGAGCCGTGTTTTGCAGGGTTAACCTAGCTTCCATTAGTTTTGTGTAAACGCTCATTTTGTCACCTTGTAAATTCGTGCTTCTATTTTGTCTAACATCTCGCCAATTGCGGGGTCAGGACTGTAGTAAGCCTCGGAGATGGTCTTAAGCAAGTCCATAACAAAGTGCTTATCGCTCATGTGCTCAGACCAAAATTCTGCGTCACGGATCGGGTACTTACCGTCTGAGAACGCTTGCACAATGCGGACATTGGTTTCTAGGTTCATAGCAGCTCCAGTACTAAAAGTGCGCCAAAGGCAAAAGCGGCAATTATGTAGATTCCTGCATCGTAAAGTTCTATTGTTTTCATGGTCTAGCTCCTTGGTAAAGTGATGTAACTGTAAATCTGTGTCTTTTATGCGTATATAGGGACTTTCCCTAATAGACTAATCTCCGCAAAAGCAAGCAATTGTTTCCTCATTCTCAAACAAAAACCCATTTTGCTTCTCATTGAATGTCAGCATATCCGCATAACTTGGGTGTGCTTGGTTAAATCTTGCCCCTATGGTCTTTTCTTGTTCAGCCCACCATATAGCTCTGTTGGGGTTGTCTCTAATTAAAGAAACAAGATGATTTGCCTTTTTTAAAAAACATAAATCACAATTACTTAATAAAGAATTCCCATTAACCGTTACTGTTTGCAAATTAAAAGACTGCTTGTCCCAAAAGTCTAAAACATCTTTTGTTGTTACTTTGTCTGTTGCAAGCGGTGTTTCTTTAATTGATTTGTTATTTTTCATTTTTGCTACTCTGCGTGGCTCATCCGCACGAATACCAACAAAGGTAACAAAATCTTCATAGCCTAAAGATGCCATAAATCTTTCTATTGGAATGATTTTTAGTTCTGTTGTACAGAATCTAGCAAAAGTATTAGGCAAATATTTCTTTTTGTTAATCAATTGCTCAAATGGTTCTCCATTTCTACTGGCTGTGCTGAAATCAACTATTTTGTATTTTGGGTTATCAGGTAAAAATTCTAGCCAATTGATTTTTACATTCCAATTTGTTTCACAATCATGTACAAATTGCAAAGTTGCAGCATCCTCTTTACCTGTATTGGCAAAACAAACTATTGCTTGGTCAGGCAATTGCCCCCCCCCAGCCTCTAAGACTTTCTTTAACATATATGCCGATGTTCTGCCGCCAGAGAAGCTAATACAAGTCGGTTCAGTTATGAGATATGGATTCAAAATTCAAACTCCTTCATTTGGTATCTACCGTTAGACGCTTTAAACCAACCCTGTACTAGCACCCGCCATCCTGAACGTAGCATCTCAGGGAAAGCATCACTCGCCTCAATCTTCTTAATCCTGCTGGACATATTTGACTTGCTCGTAACCTGTACGGCTACCGTCTCTCCGTTACCTATGCAGAGCAGGTCGATACAGCCGTACAGATCATGCCTACGCTTGGTGAAATAGTTGTAGTGGTCGCAGTTAGCTACCTGATAACCGAGGGACTTCATGAGTGCTATCGAGCGTGCGGATGGTGTCATTTCGGTGTCCTATCAGGATTGGCTTAGATTTGAAATTAACGCCCGCTAGAGCGTTTTGTTGGTCGGTGATACCCACGAGTACCTGCGGTGCTTCAATCGGCGCTCCTGTGGTCTTTAAACCCCTGTAGCGGGTCTGAAACTCTTTAGCCACAAACGCCCACTCGTCTTCCTCTTTTTTGCCAAGATGTACCCACCCGCCCATGTCTTGTATGACTTTGTGGATAATCGGGTCTGCAAACTGTACGCTTTGGTATGTTCCGACTGATCGGATAGCTTTGTCTACGAGTGACCAGGCTTGCAGGGCAGTATCAATATTAGTACCACCGATAAGTTTTACAACATCCGCAGGTTTAGGTAGGAATTGACCGTTGTCAGGGTTAAGCAGATGGCGAGCTAGTGCATCCTTTACGGCTTTCAGGTCGTATTGGCGCAGAGCCTCAAACCATATACGCAGAAGCATGGTGCTAACTTCCTTGCCGTAGACCGCAAACATACCGCCCATAAACTGTGCAAACTCTTTCTTGTCTTCGTCAACCATTTATAAAAGCCTCCGCAGCCTGTTGGTTAGAGTTCTCTAGTGCTTGTTGCTTGCTTGCCTTGTTTACCCAATTAGCCTTAAATCCTAGCCACCCTCTACTACAGCACTCCATTACAGCCTCGTTTAAAGACCATCCTGCCTTGTCTGCCTCTGCCCGTAGTTGGTTGATAGCTGACTCGGTAATAGGTGACTTCTTAGCCTTGCGGACTTCCATGTAATCCAACCATACCTGCGGTGCTACATCATGCGGGCGTGATACTTTTGGTTTTGTATCTTTTAGGATACTTTTTGGCTCGGAGGTAACATTTATGTTACTTAGGGATAACTTTAGGAAATGCAAAGCCTGACCGCCAAGGCTGCGACAGTTCTCTGCTGCTAGGTCTTCTAGCTGTTGTCGTATCTCGGATGGTATGCGGATAGATATTGTTGTGTCGTTTTTCATTTCAATAATTCCCATGCTGTTGCTGCACATAAAGGGACTTGTCCATTACCAATGGCTTTAAGTCTGTCCACCCTAGCGGCCACCCCATTAGCCACTCTACCCACGTTGGGTTCAAAGTCCCACCAATTGACGCTTGTTCTTCCATCATTATTGCGTTTGGTAATTGCCCCATGTGTGATCGTTTCCCCTGAGATATTTTTTCTGAAGTCGTTTTGAAACTGTTTGCTCCCTTGTAATCTCTTGCCGCAGGAGTGGGCCACATCTGATTCGGTGGTGGATAAACCACTTGTTCCCGCAAAGTTGAGTGTGTTGTGCGACCTTGCCTGTTGTTTTCGTATTGTTTCTTGAGCGCCTCTGGCAACCTGGGGGGCAGGGAGTCCATACAATTTGGTGTTAGCCAATATCCAGATTCTTTCTCTTTTATGGGGCGCACCAACGTCTGCCGCAGATACAACTCCCCATTTACTGTCATACCCCATTGAGGTAAGGTCTGCAAGGACTCGTTCAAGTCCTCTAGTAACGAGCATTGGACTGTTCTCCACAAATGCGAATCTTGGTCGTACCTCGCTAATAATCCGTGCCATTTCTCTCCACATTCCTGATCTTTCTCCGTCAAGTCCGTCTCCTTTTCCTGCAACTGAAATGTCTTGGCACGGAAATCCTCCAGATATAACGTCAACAATTCCTCGCCACGGCTTTCCGTCAAAGGTTTGTACGTCATCCCAAATCGGGAAAGGCGGGAGAATTTTGTCATTTTGTCTGGCGCACAATACGCTTGCTGGGTATTGTTCCCACTCAACGGCGCAGACTGTTCTCCATCCAAGGAGGTGTCCCCCAAGTATTCCTCCACCAGCACCTGCGAAAAGAGCCAACTCATTCATTTATCCCCCATTGCAATCTCAAGTTTGTAATGGACACACTTTGCAAACCGTCTGTCATCAAACCTATTCCAATCCTTACGCACGTTACCGTCCGTATCTAGGATGTCATAGTCGTAATCCAGAATCCCGCAATCCTCGCCTGACGATAGGATATGCTTGCGTACAGATACACCCACAACACAAGGCTGTTCGTCATCCGTATCGGTTTGGATATACATAGGTAGCTCGTAGTCGTACATTGTTCTCTCCTATGGCGTTATTGCCATGTACGAAATTGTATACATTTTATTGCAAATGTAAACTAGGTGTTTTCCCTAATACCGATAAATTACCGGTTTGCTACCGGTTTCCTACCGGTTATTTACCGGTTTGCTACCCTCCTATTTAGGGAAAATTGATAGGAGGAGGGTTATAGGAGGATGGTTAAACCGTACACTTATGCCTTATTTGCCCAGTTATGCCCATTCTTTTTGTGGGCACAAATGAGATAAAAGGGCACGAGTGGTTAAACTGTAAAATTCGTGTATAATTCAGTTGTTGGTGTGAGAGCCGATTAGACCGTTTAAGTCTGTATCTTGCCCCTCATAAGGGGGTCTCTCACCAAGATGCAGATTTAAGCGGTTTTTTGCATCTACCAACCGCCAATTTGTCGGGTTAATAGACGGCAGGGATTGGGGATAGCCTCTACTGTGGGATCAGGTATGAGACAGAGGCAAGGGTGGCGAAGCTAGCGCCCGATACCGAACGGCTGGCGGGTTCTGTGGCTCCGAAAAGCAAACAGATTAAGGCGCACCTAGGTAAGGCTAGGTTCGTCCACCAAAAAGCAAAGGTATATACATAGTGTATATAGATAATATAGAGTTACCAAGTAGCTTAGATGGATGGGCTGATCTACATTTACTAGAGACATTTAAGTTAACTCGTAATCTAAAGTTGCGTGAGATGGTTGCAAAAGAATTAGAAAAACGCATTCAACTTTCGCACACTAACAACACTAGGGTTAGCGATAGTAAAAACTGTTAGTTATCCTGTGGTACATTCATTGCGTGGGTACTAAGCGTTAGCGGCTTAGTGGGTATGGAAAACATGAGCATCTTGGCGG